TTTTGGTTATCAACTACTACTGTACTTCCTTGCAATTCAGTCTTAATCAATATACGGTAGTATCTTTCAGGTTGCAACCCATCCATATATACATCGAAGAATGAACTTGTTCCGTTGCAGCTTACTATTGCATGCTTAGTATCAAAATCGATTACCATCTCTTCTGTATTCTCATCTCTTAATCCCCAATACGAAGCTGATGGAAGAGCATAGTTTGTTAGGTATACTGAAGATGTTGTGAATGATCTTGTAGGATACTTTGGTTTAGCAGCTATTCTAAATCTCTGCTTACCTACATCAGCATACTTTCCTTTATTGTTTGTTATGTTAATTGTTGAAATATCATTAGATAGTACTGATAGAGATCCTGTGTTAAATACGCTATCATCCCATTTGAATTCTAAGAAAGGTGGGTAGATTGTATTCGTATCTGCACCGTAATATTTTAGTCGAGTAGTGTATGTGTCACCTGCTTCGATTTCGTCCGATAGTTTCAGTATAAACCCGTTATTATCTAGTAGATCTGTATTAATTAAGCGGATTGCTTTCGATACATCTATGTTTACATCGTGAGTAGAGTTTAGTGTATGTGTTTGTATTGATTCTAAACTACCACTTGCATCTGAACTTGTGTACCAGTTACCTCCTCCTGTTAGTGGTACCCTAAATGATCCTGTTACTCCTGTTGGGTATGATGAACCTGTTATCCAAGAATTAAGTTGACTAGCTTGTCTATACTGCCAAGATACTCCTGTATCGTTACTAGGTATGTCTCCAAACTTGCCTACTCCATTATCCCAAATTCCGTAGATAGGATATGCATATATTGAGTAGTCTACAGGTACTTCGTAAGCATCTGCTAAGTATAGTCCGATACTAGCACTGTAGGGTGTTTGTCCTATTTTAGTTGAAATAACATCCTTTACCTCTGCGGTATTGAATTTAATAAGAATCCTACTAGTTTGTCCCACTGCTGAGATATTGGGATATCCTCCTAGTTCTAGGATTTCATCCTTACCTGCATTTCCTAATACATCTTCTGTTGAGATGAATGTATCGTTCTCAGGGAATATTCTGTATACTGCCATGTTATAGTGTTGTTATTCTTCCTTTAATATCTGTGTCTGGGAATTTTACTTCAAAGATCATTGGATCATAAGAAGGATATACCACGTTCGTTCTTGTTGCTCCTTTAATGTCGTAAGCATATTGAGAATAGTCTCCTCCTACTTTATTCTCTATCTCAATCTTCTGTACCGTTTGTACACCTGGTTCTTGGTCTAGTAGTGTGTAGATGCTTGATAGGTTAATAGGTTGGTTAATATTACACTTTGTTATAGCAAAATAGTCTTTTAGTCTATTTGTACAAGCCAATAGTACATCTCTACCTGGGTAGTTTGGTTTAGCTATAATATCGAAAGTAACTCCAATATTTACTACAAATGCATCTTGGATGTTAATCGCATCAGTAAGTAGCATGTAGTGTGCTAGGTATGTTTTTAGGTTTGTCTTTAGAGTTTTAGATGGTACTACTAAATTCTTATTGCTGTCATATGCTAATGCATATAGTGATAAAGAAAGTGGATTACTATCTACTATGTTATCTGTTGCACTATTTGTGTTTGTAAGTTGATCCTGCACAATATGTACCTTTGCAATTGATCCATAAGAAGATGGTAAAGATAAAGCTCTAACAGTATAATCCTGTAAAGTAACTGCTCTACCTTGCTCATTAAATACTCTTAGTGAATTCTCTCTTAACTCATCAATAGAGTCTCCATCTCTTCCTCCAGAAGCTGCTTCTGGGTTATTAAACTGTAATGAGTTGGTTGGATCAACAAAAGTACTTCCGTACCCTACTACTGTGTTAAGTGTGTTTGCAGGTATGTTTGAAGCAACTCCTCCTCCTACTAGGTACTTAATTTCAAGTGTAGTGTTTGAAGGTGCTAGTCCGTATGCTTGTGTTGATAAGAAGTTAGAAGGATCATATGCATAATCGATCCTACTTAACCCTTGATTTGATCCAAATCCTACGTTAGTTGGGTCTGGTGTAATTACCTCGTCAGTTTGTCCTGTAATACCTGCTCCAAATTGTACTTGAAGTTGACCTGTAGAGGTAAACCTACTTACGAATCTTCTAGGTACTTTTTGTAGGGTAAGTCCATAGGGTACTTTATTCTTGTCTGCAGAAGTATTTACGCTATCTAAAAAGATAGTGTCTTGTCCTAAATAAGGAACTTCATGCCAAACAGTATTACCTTCGTTCTCAGTAATTGATAAGATACCTATAATATCTGTATCCGTTATTGTTATAGTTTTGAACTTCTCAGCAGCACCTACATTTTGTGTGATCGTTTTTACCTCTCCTGAGATTGCTTTAGTAGTCTTTGTTAGTAAAAAACTATCTGGCTCTCCTGTTTGAGGATCTATTGATTCTACTATAATTTCTGTAGGGTCATATGAACTTGAGTAGCTAAAGTCAATACCCTTTTCTATAAAAAAGTTAACTTGTCCTCCTATTGTTGACTTTAATCTAGTACCTTGAGGTACTTTTAGTGCTTGTGTCCAATCAGGATCTCCACCTAAAGTTGCCTGCACTACTTGTGATGCTTCTACGCCTACCTCAGCTACTGTTGTAACTTTAGGACGATACCCCATCATATAGGCTAGGTTGTATAGGTTCTTGGGATTCTTAGCATACTGAATGTATGTCTCTTGTAATTGTGTGTCTTGGTAAAAAGATAGAACGTCACCTACGTATGCTGCCATCTCTATAAACATCATACCTGGTGAGGTAGGAGTAAAGTCATTGTATGAGTCTGGGAAATAGTTCTTAGCGTACTCTACTAACTGTGTTTTAAAGTTGCTAAAATCCCTATCTATGTACTTTATATCTCTATCTTGAGCCATTATTGTTCAAAATTTATTAGTAATTCGTCTTGTATGTTTGTTTGGTTAACATTGTACTTCATGTAAATTGTTACCGTATTTGTGTCAGGGGTTGTTGTGATTGTTAATGTGTTTATCACTAGCTCTGGAAACCAATCTGCTATTCCTTTTCTGATCAAATAATCAATCTGATCTTTAGTATCTTGAGTTGCTTGTTCAAATAAAAGCGATCTCAGTCCAATACCAAAATCTGGGTTGAGTACTCTTTCTCCTTTATCTGTTAATAGGAAGTTAATCAAGTTAGACTTTAGTGCATCTTTGGTTGTATAAGTAGATGTAAATACGTCCTTAGCAGAAAAAGGTAGGGAAACTCCTACCGCTTTTCTAGGTTGCAAATCTAGTGGATGTATTTTTTGTACTTGAAAAGCCATTATACTCCTAATCTTTGTTTATCCTTCTCTACTGATGCTTTAAAAATTGCTCCTGCGTTTTTTACAAAATCCAATGAGTCTAAATTAATTCCTGGTTCTGGACCTGGATTAAATTGTTGCATTGGGTTTACACCTCCTGATACCATGTCTGATGTCATTGAGGTTATGTTTCTATATTCACCTTGAGTCATAGCAGCACGAGTTTCTTGTAGCAAATCTGCAATAGGATCTCCTGTTGAAACTGGTTTAGCAGTTACTGGTTTGTAGTTCTCGTACTTTGTAAATGTCGATACCGGTGTAGGTTCTACCTTTTCAGATAGCATTACTGCTAACTCCTCTTTAAGAGCTTCTCTTACTGCTTCTTTTATCAGTTTTTTAAAAACGTCTGCCTTCATATAAATAAATAGTTACTTTATACTAATTGATCTATTCTAAATTTAATTTCATCTAGCAAAATATCGACAGAGGAACTGAAGGATGGTTGTCCTTTCAGCATAATAATTCCTCTCTTATCTTTTGCTACTGCGTATCTTCTTGGTGCTATTTTAGGTGCATCCTTATCCTGTAATATCGCTAGTTCATATCCTTTGTACAAATACCTACCATCTGGTGCTCCTTCTGATCCTGTATTCTCTCTTGGTTGAGCTGCATTAACTATTGTAGATAAATCTGCCAATTGCCTACCTGTGCTGCAGTCCTGTATCACAATGTCTATAGCTTTTAACCTATCTTCTGTTGTCTGTAGAGGTCCTTTAATCGATGATACTACTCCTTTTATTGCAGCTGATTCGTCAATTAACTTATCTA